GCTGCAAGAGCCATCCGTTTTGCCGGGTAACAAGCCCAACGGGCCCTCACAAGAAATCCTCGACTATTCGGCCAGCGGCCACTTCGTCGAGATCATGTTCGCCGAACAAACTTGCAATAAGCAATATTATAATGTCTGAGGCGGTCATCCCATATTTCCAGTGGTAGAAACGGGTCATATCAGAACGGGAACAAGTGTGCTGCACACTACTAATAGCATGCAACACACCACCAACTCCCAAATCTAAAAATGCGCCCTTAGCATTCCACCCTAGACCATCAAGGCTAACCTCGCCCTCATACAACTGGCGAAACCGCTCAAAATAGCACCTAGATATCGGCGGGCAATGGCGGAATTCATAAGAATAACTCAACGCTTTGCCGCACAAATAAGAACGGTCAGAAACCGCCTCATTCGCACTAGCACGCGCGTTGAATCTCGCCAATGCCTTACCAAACTTAGGCACCATTACGAAGCCACGCTCGGTCATAATGAAATGTTTTGACAGGAATGAGCATTCACTAAGATGTGCAAACACGGAAACGTCTGCATTCATCCTAGCTAAAGTGCAAGTAAACTTATACGCACGAACAAGACACCTGCGACGCGAACGCCACGGGTTATCGAGCCGCATAAGCATATCATCCCCCAAAACAAGAACATCACCACGAAAGCCATGTTCACGACAGAACGAAAAATTAATTGACATGTTCCACATTGTATTGCGGAACGTAGTAGACTGTGCCCCCGTAGGCAGTTGATTAGTCACCCGAGCCCTAAGTGCAAACTTTCTGGATGAAACAGAAAACGAATTTGCATGGAGCATAAGTGACGTCAACCACAAAGGAGCGCCTAAACTACGTAACCACCGCACCTCTAATAAATGAACATCTCGAACTTGCGTCATATCATTAGATGAAAAATCGGATTCAACAAAAACACTCTCAGACGTAGCATGTCTGGTTATAAAGTCGACTAATTCAGAAGAATCAGCCTTGTAAGCGCCTTTGTAATTAACAGAATCTGAAGTGTCAGATAGACGTAAGAAACGAAACAAACGACGTGTGCAAGCCTGCATAACAGGTCCTAACATTACGTTGTGTAAATCAGAGGATTGGTAAATAATGCGTGGGGCCCAATTAACATCATGTCTCTTGCAAAGTGCCTCAACTTTCACAAATATTTCCTTCTGTGTGAAAGAACGAACAGTACACTCAGAAACAAG